TTATTGTATACGTTTTCTCTTTTCTTCCTTAAGTTTTCTTTCCAGTTCTTGTTTTTTCACAACCATATTCCAAACTGCTTTTTTTAATCTTTTGTATCCTGGGTGGTCTGTATTACTTGTTTTGTTTAGACATTCCATTAGTTCAGATATATGTTTTCTTTTTCTTTCTATATCGAGTTCTAAACCAATTTCTTTTAGGTTATTCATAACTTTCTCACTTAACTTCATGATTTACACAGCTATGCTGTGTTATAAGTTTTTTAACAAAAAAAACTTATTGATTAATAAGTATCTCATTTTTGGTTCATCCAGGTACGCCCGGTTAGGGCGCTTAAGCTTGCTGACTAGCAAGCGACTGTACTTAATATAAATTTTCGACCCTCTGTTTACATAATTTTTTTTGATTTATGATGGTCTTAACAGAAAACTCGGAGTACTCCGAGTTTGAACTGATTTATAGGAATTTGTCTTGATTGAATATTTTTTGTTGGGGCTGGTCGTTTTATCTTTTTTTGTCTCAGCTTTAATTTTTACTTTTAGATCTGTATCTAATGCTTTGAAAGAAGATGAGGATTGGCCCTAAATAGCCTAAGATAAATAGAAAAATAGGAAGCATACGCTTCCCATTTTTTAGTGTCGTAAAGAATATTTTCATATCCATTAATAATTTAGTGTCTAAATCATTAATTATTTTGATTCTACATAATCTTTTTCTTCTTGCAAGTATTCTTATTCTTCTACTTGGCGCTTTTTAATCTTAAAGGTTCTTCGTCCATTTAATTGGTTGCTAATCTCAGGATTACGACCTGGTAGCTGTCTAATAAAAACAGGGGCACCATCAGGGTTTTTGCTGATTAAGCTATCATTTTCAACATAAAGAACACGCTCACTATGAGCTGTAGTAATGAAACATTTTCGTAAAATTTTAGCTGCTTCATTTGCTATTTCTCTTTCATATTGCTTTTCATTTTTCATGTGCGGCTTTTCTTTTCTGTAGTGCTAACTTTCAAATTATTATTAAGTTCTTTATAGAATACAAATTATATAAAATATCTTGACTAAGAAAAGGCAATATCTTATAAAAGAATTATGTTTTTATGAGTTATTCTTTATGAAAGACTTAACTTTTGCTCAGCTTAAATTGATCTCGAGTAGTGTTAAAGATGATTTAGATCTGTTCGCTATTCCTGCATCTCCAGATGATCTTACATCCTGGCAGTTACGTTTTTCTGCACCGGGTCTCCAGGGCGTATTGTTACATTCTCATGGTAAAAAAATTAGACAATTTAAAACTTTAGATTCTTTGGTTAAATTTGTTCATGACAATTTTAATCCTGAAGTTTTTAAAATTTCTTTTTCTAATAGTTGATTGCGCTTTAATAACATGATTACATGACAACAATTTTATTTTAGACGAAAAAAAACAGCGTTGGCGCGCTGTCTTTTCTCGAATGTTTAACGAGTTCTGCTAACTCTCTACGATGACTATTTTATATGAATATAAATTCGTGTCAAATTTTTGATCAAAAAACAGACAGAAATCGGCTGCAAAAATCGGCCCTTGGTACTATTACCAAATCTCATTCCACTTTTGATCAAATGCCTTGTCCTGTGGACGTTTCAAGGGTTAAAGATTTTTTGCTTCAGGACTTGGCTGGACGTGTTTTACAGAAGAAATTTCGTGTTCAAACTTGTTTAAAAAGAAAAATTGATAAGACCAAACTTGTAAATGTTTGTTTTAATGAATCGACTGGTAAAGCGCATTACGGAAATGTTATGCGTTGTGGATCTGTTTGGACGTGTCCTGTTTGTGCGAAGAAAATTACTGAGCATAGAAGACAAGAACTAAAATTGATTAATGAAATTTGGCAATCTGGTTTAACTCTTTATCTTCCTCAAAAAGTTTCTAAAGAATTCGTTGGTCCTCCGGCTTTTACTCATAGAAAAATTGAAAAGGGTTATACGTATCTATTAACACTTACATCCCCACATTATGCTTATCAAAGTCTTTCTTTACTGAGAGAGCGTATGAAAGATGCAAAAACAGCTTTTTTTGGTGGAAGTAAGAACCAATTACTTTTTCAAAAACAATTAGGTAAAGTTTTTCATATTACAAACCTTGAAGTAACTTATGGCCAAAATGGTTGGCATCCTCATAATCATATTTTAATTTTTTCTGATAAATATTTAGGTATTCAAGACTTTTCAAAGGTTAGAACAAAATTAGCTAAGCATTGGGCAAAGTGTTTAGAAAATGTAGGTGTTAGAAAACTTAAAGAAAATGAATTATTTATTGCTTGCGATTTACGAGATGGTACATATGCAGAGCAATATGTTTCTAAATGGGGCCTTGAGGAAGAGATGACAAAGGGCCATATTAAGAAAGGTAAAGAGGGAGGTTTGACGCCTTTTGATTTGCTTAGGCTATCTGATGAAGATCATACTCTTTATGATTCTAAAAAGCCTTCTGAACTTTTTTGTGAGTTTGCTAATGCTTTTAAAGGTGCCCGTCAACTAGTCTTCTCCAGAGGTCTAAAGCATGCTTGTCGTATAAATGATTTTGCTTCTGAAGATGATGAGACTAAATCTATTATGGCTTCAGTTTTGGATGAAGCACTTTTTTTAAGAGATATTGAAGATCATATTTTTAAACTAATTCTTAAGTACAAAAAAAGAGCTGAGTTTTTAGATGCTCTTACTTTTGATTTTTATAATAATTCTTTTTTAGCTGATGATTTGATTAAAGAACTTGAATCTCGTGACCTTTCTTCATTTGAAACTGAAATTAAGCCAATTTTAAATGAAAATTCTGATTCTCTTGCTAGACAGTCTTTACCTCCTAAGTCGTGTACTCCTTGGATTTCTTCGAGTGAATTTTCCTGGCTTCAAACAATGAAAAATGAAAATCTTCCTATTTCTGATGAAATACCAGATTTTTATTTACCTATGATTGCAGAGCACCTTGCCTTTTTAGAGACTCAGCGAGGGTAGTTTTTATTTGCTTAGGCTATTTTAAAAAGGGAGTTATCTCCCTTTTTTTTATTTCTTTTTTTCCGTTAGTTCTGCATTTTCCGCATCACAATGCTCGAATGCATAATCTATAAGCATATGAAGTATTTCGGACTCTTTAAGTATTGATAAATCTTTTTCCATTCGTTGCATATTTAGTTTTTTGCTTATTGCCATTAGTTTAGCTTCCTCTTTTTTGTTGATTCTTAAATAAGCTGAAATCATCTTAATACCTTACCTTTCATAGAGTTAACTAAATTTGTTTGTATGACAACATGTGATCATCAATTCTATATTATTGATTATTTTAATGAAATATTAACATGACAACATAACAACAAATATACATATTATCATGTTTTCTTTTATTTCTCTTTTAACTTTAACTTTTTGATTTTACTAAATTATATTTTTTTTATTTTTTTGCCTATATCACAAATTTTTTTAAAAAATTTTTTTTCGAAAAAAATATAGTTTTATTGTTGTCTTGACAATCAGTTTTCATGACAACATAATCCAAAATACATTCTAATCCGAAGAGTAAAAAACATGTCTGTAAAAACGATTATTGAAGATGCAGTTGTTCAAAAAGGAACTAAAAAAGATGGCGGTACTTATTACTTCGTTGAAGTTTTAGAGCCGGTTCGTAAATACATCAATCCCGACAAGCCGCAAGATGCTGCGACTCTTGAAGCTCTTGTTGACTCGAAAGAAGCTGTTTCTCAATTAACTCTACATCAACGTAATCGTTCTCTTGTTTTTTCTTCTCTTGATTTGAATTGAGTTTAGGCCATGGCATATGACTGTGACATTTATCTAATTGTTGATGGTGTTCAGACATATGTCTGTACTGAGCTACCGCCTGATCATTCAGGTTCTACATCTCAGGTTTTTGAGATTACTCAAGCACAAGCTAATGAACTTATTCTCTATGCAATTAGTTGCTTCGTGGTGGTTTTTCTTGTGCGTTCAATTAAAAGTTTACTTGTCTAAGGAGGCCAACATGGCTGAAAAAACTTCTGAAACTCAAAAGATGACTTTGGGTGAGAAAGTTACTTATGGAGCTTTAGGTTTTATCTTAACTTCTCCAGCTTTTGCTGAAGGTGGTTTTGGTGATGCTGTTGTTACTTCAGTTAGTTCTCAAAATGAAGAGGTTATGAAAGTTGGTGGTGCTGTAATTGCTGTTGTCGCCTTAATTTTCGGTTTTCGTACTGTTAAGCGCTTAATCGGCGGTTAATTTTGTGAGTAAGCAGTATGTCTTATGAATCTTTTGAAATTCTTTTTAAAACCATTGTTGTTGTTGTTTCTTTAGGATTAATTCTCAAATGACTACTAGACTACTTGCTTACTCTTCTTCTTTTTTTTTAGCTTTTGCTCCTAGTTATTCTTTTGCTAATGCTGCAAACCTTGCTTTTTCTTATGCTCAGGCGACATCTATTAATGGCGTTAATTTCGTTAAAGTAGCTTTTAATAGTTTAGCTACTTCTTCAAATGGTGTTCTTACTTCAGTTGGTCAGTATGTTTCTTATATGAGGCCTACTGCTTCTATGATTGCTAGGGTTGTTCTTCCTCGTTTACTTCTCGCTGCTTCTGGTGTTGGTACTGTTGCTCTTGTGGGTTATGGTGTTTATGAGTTATGGAAATATATGGAATCTAAGGGTTATTCTTTTGATTCTTTGACTAATTCTATTTCTTTTGGTGGTAGTAAGGTTGCTGATATTTCTAATCCGGATAAATTAGATGATTCATTTCTTAATGATCTGAATTCTTATTATTCGGGAGGTTTTTCTATTTATGCATTTGGTCAATATGGTTCGAATGCTACTATTTTCAAAGGTACAAATGCTCTTTCTGTTTGTAATCAATTTTTAGCTTCTGCTACTCTTTATAATTCTAATTTTAAAGCTTCAAATTGCGTTATTTCTGGTATTGGTGGTTCTATTGGACCTAATGAGCGTGCTGTTAATTTTACTTATACTCTTGTTGATAATGCCTCTTCAAATCCTAAGCCTCAAAGCCAAAATAACTATTTGTCTGCTAATGTTGCTACAAATTCTTATGATGTAAAAGAAGAATTAAAGGGTGTATCGGTACCAGCTAATTCTTTAGCTGATCATATTGCTAACCCTGGTGTTAAGCCTGGTGAAGCTCCTTCATTTATTTCTGATTTTTTTGCTTCTAAACCTGATGCTTATAAAGACTTAATCCAAAATGTTTTTAATCCTGCATATCCTGAAGCTTTACAAAATATTGAAGAGGCTAAGTCTGAAGCTAGACCAGGTTATGTTGATGAAGTAGCTTCTGTTGCTCCTCCAGGATCAGTTACTTCTAGTGACCAAGTTATCCCTCTGCCAAATACTGATGCTACTACTAAAAATCCTGATGGTACTGTAAATCAGCAGCTTCCTGCCTTTTGTTCTTATGCTCCTTCTGTTTGTCAGATGGCTGATAAATTTTTAACTACAGTAAATCCTGATAATGAAAAAGTTCCTGAAATTAAACATGAAATTACTGTTTCTGACCGTTTAAATATTTCTGCTCAATGTCCTGCTCCTATTTCTTTTGATTTTATGGGTACTTCTTTTGATATCAAATATGATTTTATTTGTTCTTTTGCTGAAAAGATTAGGCCGGTTGTTTTAAGTGCTGGTTATGTAGGGTCTGCTTTCCTTGTTTTAAGGAGAATTTAGATGCCTGCTTTTCTTTATACTGCTTTGACTTGGTTTGCTTCTAATCTTCTTGCTAAGGTTTTGATAGGTGCTGGTTTAGGTATCTTTTCATATCATCTTATATCTGATTTTACTGACGATATGATTAACAACTTAGTAAGTCAGATCAATTCTGGAATTGCTTTAGATTTATTACAAGTTTTAAGTATTGCTGGTTTTATTACTGCTCTTAATACTTTGATTTCTGCGATGACTATTGTTGGTTATTTTATGGCTGTTAAGTTAGTTGTTGGGAGATCTAGTTAATGCCTATTTCGCTTTTAACAAGTCCTCCCGGTACTGGCAAAACTTTAAAATCTGTTGAGATTATTTTCAAAAAACTATCTGAAGGTTACATTGTTTATTCAAATATTATTGGCTTAAAGATTCCTGGAGTTTTATCTCTTGAATTTAATGCTGATTGGCGTGATTTGGATAGTTTTAAGCGTTCTATGCCTGAACATGCTGACAAACCTATTTTTGTCCTTATTGATGAGTGTCATGAGTGGTTTTGTTTTGGATCTCAATTTAATAAAACTAAAATAAAAGAAATTAGAGAAGAGGCTGAAGAATCTAAGAAGCAGCAATTTTTAATCTTAAAAAAAACTAAACAAAGATTTTCAGACATTCTTGCTTCTATTCGTGGTGAGAAGCCTAGTATTGTTTCTGATGATGAGGTAGATGAACCTTTTTTCATTTCTGCTGAAGAGTATTCTGTCTATGAAGAGCAAAGGGCTGCTCTTTCAATGCATAGGCATTTTGGTTTTGATTTCCTTTTAGTCACTCAAGAAGTATCTAAGTTAAATAAGACTGTTCGTGACTTCATTTCTGTTCATATGCATATGCGTCGTCCTTTCAATTTGCCTTATGCAACTATCTATCACTTTCGTGAGGTTCAAGATAATTTAGGAATTCTTACACTTAGATCTGCAGAAAGAAAAGAGCGTTTTAAATATCCAAAATGGCTTTTTAATTTTTATACTTCTACAAATATTAATACGATTAAGTCTTCTCCACCTTGGTTTTGGATTGCTGTTCTTTCTATACCGGCTTTGTTTCTAATATGGTTTCTGTATGGGCTATTTGCTCATGGTTTATTTAATTCTAATGATACTCAGAAGCCTACTGAAAAAACTACTTCTGTTGCTACAGCTAACACCTCAGCTTCTTCTAATAGTGGTCTTTCAGTTAGATCTACTAATCTAGTCTCTACTAACATTTCTCTTCAGCAAGAAGAATATAGACGTCCTGCTATGGTTATTGAATCTAGTTCGGAATGCCGAGTTTTCAATTCTTCTGGTGATCGTATTGTTACTGATGATGCTACTTGTAAAAAATTGAGTTCCAGAACAACTAATCTTTCTTTTTCTAAGTTAGATAGATCTTCTCTTCATTCACATACTCCAGAGGCAAAGTCAGAGAATAATCAAACTACTTCTTATGATGATCCTTCTTTGTACAATACAACGAAAACGTATTCGTAATATGTTGCGAGCAGCATTGCCGCGCAGCAAATATTACGAATACGTTTTCCTTTTCATATACTTATTTCTTATTTTTTTTTTGATTTTTCGTTTTTGACTCTGTTTTTTTGTTTTGTA